TATACTATGTGTCATGGTTATGGTTCGACGGACATAGACACGACATATCAAACATATCTTTTCAAAAATGCAAACTTAACGCATGAATCAGGATCCCCAATAGGATTAAAGAGAAATAGTATAGTCAACACCACAACACCACAACAGATAATAAATTTAATTGATTTCGATAATGGGATTGTTCTAGAACAAAAATTCAATGAGAATAATGGAACGACAACCTATGATTTATCTGGGAATAGTAACAACGGAACAATATCAAGTGCCACCTGGAATAACGATGGAAATTTAATCACATTAACAGAGAATGTCGAATATACAATAGACAAATCTGATGGGACTTTGAATCTCACTTATGATTATTTGTATGGATTTATTTTAGTAGAATCGGATTATTATGATTTATATTATAAATTCCAACAAGATTTAATTCCAAAAACAACGTCACTTTATTCTATTGGTTCATCACTTTTAAGATGGGCCAAAGGATGGTTCGTTGATTTGGATGTTTCAGGAAATTCTACTTTAGGAGATGGTGATGATATTACAATTATCGACGGTGATTTAAACGTTACAGGAACAATATCAAATTCTCTTTCTTATATGCATGGATTATCAACAGAAGTTGGAGTTGTTTCTAGTGTTGATACTTGGTATAATATTACTTTTAATACGAGTTTGGGTGATGTGGAGAATTTGAATTTTATAGATAATAGAACTATAATTATTGATCATGATGGACATTATACAATCACTTTCGGAATGGGTTTCCAGGATGCTTCTCCTTCTCCTGATGCTCATGTTGGAATGAGAATTACTGATAACGGAGTAGAAATTCCAGGGAGTTATATTGAACAGGATACTTCAAAACAAAATTCAGATATTTGGTCTGAACATACAACCCATGTTGAATTGAGTGCCGGTGATGAATTGAATATGCAGTATATTTCAAGTGATACAGATGTTACGATTACTCAAGATGATACTTATGCAGCTCAGAGTTTTAGTGCTTATGGATATTTGCAGGAGGTAATAATCTAATGAAAAATAATAAAAAAATAACTTATGGAATGATAGGGATTTTATCCTTGATAGTGGCCACTCTTGGAGGGACCATTTATCTAACTCCAGATCAATTGGATCATGCTTATATTTGCTCTATTAATCAAAATGTTGTTATTGCAGATTATTTGAGTTCAACTAGTAAAACAGCATATTGGACAGAGGAAAACGTAACAAAATCAAAAGTTTGTAGAGGCGGATATTGGTTAAATTTGAAACAATATGCTAAAGACAACCAGCTAGATATAAATATTTTATTGGAAAATTTGAATAAAGAAGAAACCATTCAGGATACAAACACCATTAAATATAGGTGCAATCAGGTTGAATGTATCAAAGTGGTGGAATAAAATAATGGTAGATACAGAAAATTACACTGGCGCGGATTGCTCAGGAAGTTCAGGAGGTTCGAACAGGGTTTTGACTTTGGCGAATATTGGGACCACAAAGCCAGGTGGATTTTTAGTTTATGTGAGTGGGTTGGCTTTGAGTTTAACAACAGAGTATACTGTGGATCATAACAACACCGGAACAGAGATCACATTCTTAAATGGCATGTGGGATGATATGACAATCGTTGTGAGTTATTACCAAAGCGTAGTATCAAGTCTTTCAACAGATTTTGTTAATGGGCCAATAGCAGATTTTGGAGTTTCAGTGGTTAGAACTCCTGTAACAACAACAACAAATTTTCATGGAGATAAAATTTATACTGATGGGACCGATGCAGCAATGGAGGTTGTTTTTGATACCTATAAGGAAAGCCATAATTTAGACAAGGCAGGATTAACCAAAGTTTATGATGCTAGAATATTTATAAAGCCAGATGCAACATTAAATAAATATGACAAAATAACTTATGATTCCAAAGTTTATAGGGTTGAGGAAGTGAGCATTAGGAATTTTGATGGAACAACTGTTTTTTATGTGGCTGGGTTATTTTACTTAGAAGATGAATGAGATTAAAGAAAAGATTGAAAGGGCCTTGCCAAGAATTGCATTAAGGATGCAAAATGAGTTAATGATTGCTGCGCCGGTAGATACAGGCAGATTAAAAAATTCTATTAAAGTAAGATCAGATAGTGATGGGATAATTATTTGGATGGTGGATTATGGAAGATTTGTAGAGTTTGGATGCTTTTTTAAAGACAGTATTCTTATAAAAACAAAGAAAGGAAGCAAGAAATTAAAGGATTTGAAAATAGGAGAATTAATATGGACTGGAAAAGAATACAAAAAATTAATCCAAAAAGAAAAAATGGAGATTGGATATCCAATAAAAAAGATTATGATAAAAACTAAAAATAAGAAATTAGAAGTCACAGAAGACCATCCAATCTGGACAAATAAAGGATGGAAGAAAGCAGTGGAGTTGAAAAAGGGAGATAGAATAAGAAATGGTTTTTAAAAATGGGAATGTACCTTGGAATAAAAATAAGAAGGGAGTTACAGAGGCTTGGAATAAAGGTAAGAAATGTCCTCAAATAAGTAAAGCACTTATGGGAATAAAAAGACCAGATTTAGTGATAAGGAATAAAAAAAATAGGAAAGAGAAAATAATATTGAAATGTTTATGTGGAAAGGAGTTTTTTGTTAATCCTTCAAGAAAAGATACTTCAAAATATTGTTCACAAGAATGTTATAATAAATTTACAAGTCATACAAGAGCAAAAGGAAAGCATTGGAAGTTATCTAAAGAAACAAGAAAAAAGCAAGGATTACATCAAGTTGGAGAAAAAAACCATCAATGGAATGGTGGATATTTTAGAGGGAAATATATTGGGATTCCACAATCAAAAGAGTTCGCAAGAAGAATTTTTAAAAGAGATAAATATGCATGTCAAATTTGTGGAGATATTGGAAGAAAAGCAAAATTAAACGCACATCATTTAAATTCTGTTGACAAGTATCCAAAACAGGCTGGAGATATAAATAATGGTATTACTCTTTGTGAAAAGCATCACCAAGAATTTCATAAAAAATATGGATATGGAAAAAATATTAAGAAACAATTTGAAGAATTTATAACAGAAGAAATTTGTGACATAAAAACCATTCTTATGAATAAATCAACAATTTATAACTTGACATTAGAAGGAGAAGATACTTTTTATGCAAACGGAATTTTAACGCACAATACGCCGCCACACATAATTAAAGCTAAACCTGGAAAAGTTTTACATTGGCATAAAACAAAGGGAAGAACTCAACATAATCATCCACATAGTAAAGAAATGGCCAAAGATGCTTTTTTTGCAAAAGAGGTTCATCATCCAGGATCAAGACCGAATCCTTTTATTAGAAATACAATTAAGAATCAATTACAAAAAATAATAATTGAGGAAATTAGCAGATAAGCAACAATCTTTAAATAGTTTAGAGATTTTAAAAAACTAGCCAAGCGGCAGGATATCCAAGAGGATGACATTAAACATACAATCAATCAAGCAAGAGCAAGTAGTATTTCTAAGAAACAATGATATTTTTACAACCACAGTTCGAGGAGTAACAACTGCAAATGCGACAGGGACTCTTTCAGGAACAAAGGTTATAACTATTTCTAGAACAAATGTAAAAAATATTAGGACCATCACGGTTGCAGGAGTTTCAAAAGCTTTGGGCACAGATTACACAGTTAATTATAATCATGCAACAAGTTGTATTATTACTTTTGGAGCAAATCAAACAGGGGATTATATTGTTTCTCACGATTATGGATCAGATCATATTTTTCCAGATTTCCCAAGAGATGATTTAACAATTGCCTCTTACCCAAGAATTGCAGTAGATATTTTGAATGTGGGGATTGATGCTTTTGGAATCGGAGGGGAGAGTTTTATTTCTAATGTTGCTTTTACAATAGTAGTTTATGCAGATGCTACGGATGAAATAGATGGATATATTCAAGCAATCAAAGCACTTTATGTTGCAGCGCCAAAAGACTTTTATTATTTAAAATTTATTAAACCAACTTTGATCGGGCCCACAATTAATAGCCCGGACAAAAAGGATGAAATTATGTCAAAGAACATAGATCTCCTTGGAATGTTTAGTGTGGATAGTGCTTAAAATGAAACAAAAAATAACAAAAAAAAGATTGGAATATTGGAATAGTTTAAAAGGAAAAATGCATTCTAAAAAACACAATGTCAAAATCAGTAAAACAATGAAAAAAATGTTTAAAAAAGGGGAATTGAAAATTACAGGTGCAGCACAACAATACCATAATAATCCAAAAAACCATCACAGATATATTGATGGAAGAAGTTACAAAAAAAGTCCATATAGGTATGGGGATGATTGGTCCGCAATAAGAATGTTAATTTATATAAGGGATAATTTTACTTGTCAGGAATGTGGGATGAATATGCATGAATCTGAAAAGAAGTTTAATTGCCCCTTACATATACACCATAAAACTCCATTTTTACAATCATTTGATAATTCATTGAAAAATTTAATTACTTTATGTAAGAGTTGTCATTTAAGTGTTGAAAATAAAATCAGATTTTTAAACAAAGAGGTGGATACAGCATAATGGCGAATAAAAAATTAAAAAAATTAATGACTGATGTGGCAAAAGGGAAGATTTCAAAACAAGAGGCAGATAGCTTGCTTAAAGGTGAAAAAGTCGCTGAGAACGAGCCGGTGAAGGAAATTAAGGACAATTCTAAGAAAGATGTGCCTAAAAAGGCTAAAAATACTCATAAGAGGAAAAAATCAAATAAATCCAGGGAGGTAAAATAAAATCGCAGGACAAAATTACATTTCAGGAGGACAAAGTGTAGCCTTATTTGCATTTGAGGATCAAGATGGATGGGCACTTGCAGCAGCAAGTCATACAGCAAGTAATGAAACATATATGTCATTTGGACATGGAGTTGAAGTTAATACTGTAAGAAATAATAATGCAGAAAGAGTTTGGGGTGTTGGCGCGCGTAATGCAACAGCAACAGTAAATAAACAATATGCTGGGACCACTACAATTAGTGGATCGCTTGCAAATGCTTATTGGTTGTTGGGAGTTTTAGGAAAAAATGAGGATGGAGGATCTGACCCTTATACTCATACTTACACAGAATTAAACTCAATAACAAGTTTTACAACAAATACAAGTTTCGAATTAGGAGATACAGATGTTGGAGTAGCTTTGATTGGTTGCAGAGTAAATAATTGTACAATTTCAGCAGCAGTAAATGAAGCAGTTAAATTCAGTTTAGAATGTCCATATAGATATGAAACATTAGGAACAACAGCCGCAGCAGATATTCCAGAGGTAGAACCAATTTTCACATTCGCACATGGAAGTATAGAAATGCCAGATGGAACAGAATTAGCAGCAGTTCAATCTTTTGAATTAACAATCAATAATAATCTTGATTCAGTATATGGAGTTGGAAGTAGATTTATTTCAGGTTTAATCGGAAAAAATAGAGAGTATAATTTTTCTTGTTCAGCCGCATTCAATTCTCATACGGCGTTGATGACTTATTTCATGAATGGTACAAATTCAGCAACAGCACCAGACGCAGGAAGTGGTTCAGAAATAGCAACTCTTCAATTAACATTTACAAATGATGATTCAGATATATTAGAAATCAATTTGACAGGAGTTCATATTAATGAGCATACTTTACCACAAAACGCAAGTGAGGTTGTTAAGGAAGATGTAACTGGTTGGGCACACGCATGCACAAATATCATTTATACAAATGATGTTCAAACCGCACCAGTAGCAGCTACGAATATCGCATAAATTTTTTATTTTTTTATTAAGTGAGAAAATACCGGGATTCCCGGTAAAAATACAATTAAATCCGAGGAGGAAAAAATGGAAGAAAAAAGGCAAGTGCCTGATTTAAAATTAGATGAACAGCAAAGAATTTCAATACAAACAATTGACGTTCCATTATTAATTAATGGGAAAGATGCAGTTGTTACTATGAAAAAATTGAGTACCGGAGTAAGAAATAAGATTCGAAGTGAATGTACTCAAACAAAGATAATTGGTGGACAACCAAGTATCACAGTGAATGATGCAGAAATTCAAGAGAAGATTCTGTTTGCATGTATTGTAAAAGCCCCATTTGAGAAAATATTGAGTGTAATAAAAGAATTACCTGCAGATGTAGGAGATTATTTATTTGGAGAATATAATGAGTTTGCTGAACCATCTGAAAAAAAAAAAGATTAATTAGGGAAGCATTTAAAGGACATCACCAAGATGATCAAGAAGTATCCAATGAATTAATGTATTGGTTTTTTGCGCATCATTTTGGGTTTACACCAGATCAAGTAGATAATCTTCCTTATGATAGGACATCTTATTTTGCAGAGTTGGAGAAAGAATTTAAAAGGCAAGAAAAAAACACAATTAAAAATGGCTAATAATTTTAAAATAGAAGTTCCAATTAAAATAACTGGAGACAAAGGAGGAAAGAAAGTAGGAGAAAGTATAGCAGAGCAAATAAAAAAATCATTGGGATCAATTGGAATTGGAAAAGGAAAACCAGAAGCAGGAGGTGCAGGAGGTGCAGGAGGATTTAGTGGAAAAGCAGGATTAAAATTTGCTGGAATTTTAGGGGCCATATTGGGAGTTTTGGATTCAATAAATTTTATATTAAAACCAATTTTAAGTTTATTTAAAGTAATTTTAATGTTGTTATTTTTACCTTTGATTCCGATTTTAAAACCAGTGATGCAAGGATTGGCAGCATTTATAAAATGGTTTGCACCGGTAATGAGAAACGCAGGGGTATTAATGGAAAAGATTCATAAAGAAATTGTAAATTTTATTACAGCTTTGGTATTAGGTGTGTCAGGAATTTTCAAAGGAGTGTTTGAGGCACTTGGAGCAGGATGGGATATGATTAAAAATGCTGGAAAATTTATTTGGGATAATATTTTAATGCCAGGATTTATGGTGTTGGAAGATTTAGGAGTTAAAATTTGGGAAGTAATTAAAGAATTGTTTATAAGTACAATAAGTGCGACAGAACACGTTTGGGAATATATTAAATCATTATTTGAAGGAATAATTATGGTTGGGGTTGATCTTTGGGATTGGTTTAAATCATTATTTGAAGGGACAATCAACGTTGGAGTTGAGTTTTGGGATTGGTTTAAAGGATTATTTAAAGGAACGATTAGCGTCGCCTCAACAGTTTGGAATTGGTTTAAAGGATTATTTGGAGGATTTAAAAAATCAGATAATGATGAAAAATCAGATAATGATGAAAAATCAACAAGTGTTACAGATGCGATTATAACCCCTCAAGGAGTAGTTCATACGGATCCAAATGATTTTATAATTGCAACAAAGAATCCTGCTGGATTAGGAGGATCAGTCACAATTAATATAAATAATCCTATTGTAAGGCAAGATACAGATATTAAAAAAATAACAAATCAAGTAAGTCAAGCCCTACAAAGACAAATGAGTGGGAGAATATCACAATGACAAAAGAAATAATCAAACAATTAAAAGAATTAAATAAAACACTTAGTTCAGTTAGAACATTTACAATTGCAGAAGCACAATTAATGAAAAGTTTATGTATAGAAATTCAAAAACAAGGTAGAGATATTCAAAAAATTAAATTAAAAATGGAGGAAGAAGATGACGCCAACGATCGGGAATAAGAGTTTAGGGGATGTTTCAAGCGAAAGTTCAACTAAGAGTTCAAATTTATTTAATCAACCAATTCCTTTTTCAGATAGTGATCAATCTTTGATTATGGATTTAATGGGAACAGGAAGAACAATTACTGTGACTGGAGTAAAGACCGGGACAATTGCGCAATTAAGAACATTTGTCATAGATATAGAGGGTTTACAAAATGGAAGCCAAAGCAGTCTAACATTTGTAAGTAGTTGGACAAATGTGAATAAATCAGTTTTAATTCAAGATTTTACTCATGACAAAGCAAGTGGAGATGAAAATAAAGTAAATTATGTATTGACATTATTAGAGGGGACAGCTCTCTAATAAAGAAACTGCATTATAGCAAGTTTTTTAAATTAAATAAACCAAAAAAGAATATGAAAAAACACAAGAAAAAATTTGTAGGAAATCCATGGGCCCTTTTGTTATGGGTTTTTTTATTTTTTCCAGTAGCAATTTTTTATTATTTTTTTAATTACGAATAATGAAAATGACTAAGGTAATCGTTAACTCGATTACAATTAAAGATACTGATGGAAGTCCTGATCCAAATAAATTAATTAGTTGGGATTATGAAAAAGATGATGAGGCTATTTCTGAGGCAGAGTTAATTCTTCCAAGAAGTGTAAATGATTTGGTTGATTTAAATAATGGGCAAGTAGTTGAAATCTGGGCAGGATGGACTACCAGCACTGACAGAAGATATTTTTATGGATTTATAGACAATATAAAACCAGATGGAGCAATCTTAAAAATTATGTGTAAAAATGAGATGGTGAATTTAGTTCGTAAGAAGGTAAATAAAATTTATGAATCTGGGATTGATGCAAGTGCAGGAGAAATAAGTGAGATTGTTGAAGATTTAATTGAAACATACGGAAGTATGACAGCGACGGTTCAAGCCTCTGGAACAGAAGATGGAAAAAGAGTTGATCAATTTAAATGTATTAATACAGATATATTTGAAAGAGTGATGACTTTAAAGAAGGCACTTGATTGGGATTTATATTATAATGATTCAGATAGGGTTGTTTATTTTGAACCACTTGGTTATAATGATTCTGGGAAAACTTTGACAGTTGGTACAGAAATAGTTGGAATGCCTGAATGGGAATTTGATGACACTTATATGATTAATGATTTAAGGATTGATGGTGCCACAACTCAAACAAATATTACTGAATCTGGAAAAATAGGAACAGATGCAGGTTATACTACTGCAAGTATTTTATTAACAAAAACCCCGGATATTGTTGAATTGTATATGGATGCAGCAACCCCTCCAACAACTCAAAAGATTGGAGGAAGTAAAGATTCCAGTACAGGCCATTTTTATTATGTTAACAAAGAAAATAAAAAGATTATGCCTACAACTGGAACTACATTCACAACAAATCATTACGCGATTGTTAATTATGTTTGGAGTGCGCCAGCACCTATTCATATGATTAATCAAGATAGTATTGATACTTATAGAATGGCACAGAAAGTTATTGAATTATCTGATGTGAGTTCAGTAGCAGATGCAGAGAGCCGGGCAGCAAGCATTCTTGCAAAAAGAAGTGTTCCATTTATTATTGGAAAATTAAAAGTAAAGAGTGAAAATGCTAACATACCACTTAAAGGAGAAACAATAAAAATAGTTGATACAAGAACCCCTAAAGTGAATGCATTGACTTTGACTGGAGAATATGTTGTAAATAAAATAAAATATAAATTCCCAAGTGCCATAGAAGAATTAGAAGTTGGAGATAAAAATTGGAGATTAGCAGACTGGCAGCAAACAACAGAAGAAAGAATCAAACGACTGGAAGAGCAATTTATAAGAAATCAAGATATTTTAATGGAGTTAATTGATATTCGAAATGTCCCTGCAGTAAGTATTGGTCCAAGATACAGGAAAGTATTTTATGAAAATTTGGCAAGTGATGGATTAATTTGGAATAATGTAGATTTTGGAACATGGAATTCTTTTAAATGGGCTGGTACTGCAACCATAGGATTTGTACTCGGACATTCAGTAGCAGGTGTCCTTGGAACATCATTATTAGGAAGTACCCTAAGTACAGAAACAGACCATTTTATACAACAATTTGAAAATTATTATACAGAAAATTTTATTGATTCTGACTTTGAAGATACAGATGGAACAGCCTCTTGGAGTACAACTGGATCAGTCACATTCACGTCAGGACAAATTGCACAAAGTAAATCAATTGATTATAATAATGGGGAGATCACTACTGCTAAACTAACAAGCACAGAAGTTTCTGGGAGTTTTGATTATGAAATGACCGCAGACGGCACAAATTGGGAAAGTGTTACCTCTGGAACTGCTAAAACATTTTCAGATAATGGTACAGATCTCCGCTGGAGAGCAACTGAGAATGATACTTCAACTGGAGAAATAAGTAAAATAATAATCACAAGTTATCATTAATAACAATATTTAAATAATATGAAAAATATAATATAACATGGGAACTGGGAATATAATCACAAACAATGGATTGAAAATTGCTACAAATAGAATTTTTAAAGCAACACCAGATTATTTGGCACCAAGCACATTCAAAATTGGTACCGGAACAACAACCCCTGCAGTAGGAGATACTGACGTGGAAACAGGAGTGAATATAAATGGGGGAACAACAAAAGTATTCGTAACAAATTATCCAACAATTGATGAAGCAAATAATCAAGTCACAATTAGATGTTTAATAAACACTGTAGAAGCAAATTCAAATAGTTTGACAGAATTCGGATTATTTAATGCAGATGGGAGTGCTTTAATGTTCAGTCATGCCGTTCATACCCCAATAAGTAAAACAACGTCGATAAAAGTAACTTATGTCGAAAAGAATATAATATCATAATGACATTTTCAAAAACAAATACTTTCACTAATGGAACACTTGCAAATGCTGATGAAGTTAATGCGAATTATGATGAGATAGCAACAGAATTAAATGCAACTACTAAAACAGGAACAATGTGGAATTTATTTGCCCCTGTTGGTTCGGTATTCGCATGGTTAAAAACTTATACAAATACACCAGCATTACCAACTGGTTGGGTTGAATGTGATGGTTCAGTTTTAAGTGATGCAGATTCTGTTTATAATGGACAAACACTTCCAGATTTGAATGGAGGAGAATTTTTAAAAGGAAATACTACAAGTGGGGGAACAGGAGGAAGCACAACATCGTCAGTAACTAATAATATGGATTTTGAGGGCGCAACTCCAAGTGGTGCAGGTAGTGAAACAGTAGGCGCTCAAAGTTTTGCAATAGTACCTACATATTATGATGTAGTGTGGATTATGAGGATAAAATAAAATGGAGAATAATAAATAATGGCAGAGAATAATTATGCAGGGGAACTTTTAACAATGGAAAGTTTTACTGATCAGACCACTGATGGGTCAGGAGACATTACGGTAGTTTTACAAAATACTCCAGCAGCAGATGAGGCAATTATGGTTAATCTACAAGGAGTAGCTGGTGCCTTTGCACAATTTAAAGAAAGAACAACAACAAGTGTTACATTTACAGTATTCCAAAAATATGATAAAATTAGTTCTGGAGATTCTGTAACAGATTTGCCAGCAAGTGTTACTGCAGTTAATACAGCAGGAGGACCAGTAATTGCTTCTACTGCCTATGGTCATTCAGCAGCAAGTGTTGGTGTTGGTTCGGGAAATGAATATAATATGGGTGCAGCTACAAGCCACGCACATAATACAACAATCAACAAGATTTCAGACCATAGTCATACTACTACAGAAACAGCACTTAATACTTTAAATTCTACAGGTAGTATAACGTTAGTTGTAACATATGCATTTTAAGAAAATAATGGAAAAAAATAAATATAACTTTTTAGAATTAAATAAAATTCAGGAGGTGAAAAATGGAAAAAACATCAAGTCCAAGTAAGAGTATAGATCTTAAAGGCATGAAGAAAGTTGGAAAAGGTGCATTGATTGCAGGAGGAGCAGTTGTATTAACATATCTTTTAGAGAACATGGGTTCAATAGATTTTGGACAGTACACTGCTTTGACAGTAGGGATTGCATCTATTTTGATAAACTTCGGAAGAAAATATCTATTATCTTATGAGTAGAAAAAGGGGAAAATTAGAAACAAAAGTAAAAAAGTTCAGGCCCTTAAAAGATGATCAAGGTTATTACATTCCTTTTTGTAATTATCATTTTCATCCAGGGATTAGTATGAACTCGGAAATTTGTGAAAGAAGAAAATGTACTCATTTTTATAAATTATATATTCCAAAAGCTAAAGAACGACGGGGTTAAGCCTTAAATTTTAAAAGTCGGCGCCCGCCTTCTTCCCTAATGTTGTAACTAAATAATGGTTTAAAAAGATTGTTACTTAATCAAAACAAGTTAAATATATCTATATCTATTCCAAAAAACCCATGTGTAGAACTAAATTTGGGCACGCAACAATGTTTAAAAAGGTATTCAACTTAATTAATTTAACTAAATATGGAGGTAATAATGGAAAATAATACAAGTTTATTAGTTACTTTGATGATTGTTCTTGCAGCATTAAATTTGATTGGCTGGGCAATGCTACCTGAAGCAATTGATGAACAAAAGATTTCTCAAGATATTACCGCCCAAGTTAATGCAGAGATTGCCAAGATTCCACTTGGACCTACAGCAGCAGAAGTTGCAGCTTTAGTGCCAAAAGTTGAAGTTCCTGAATGGGAAGCACCTGTTATCCCAGAATTTAAAGGGGAAAACATGGTAGAGGATTTATGGGAAGATCTGTATGATACAGAAATCGAAGAACTTGAAGCTGAAGCTTACGACGTCGCAGTGATTGAGCTCGAAGATCATAACTATGAACTTTTAACTGAATGGTTAGAAGCGAACGTAGAAGGATTTGATGAGTTAGAAGATGCAGATGTTGAAGATTATGAAATAAACATAATTGAGCTAGGCCTTGAAGATGATGAGGATAAGATTGCAGAAGTTGTATTTGAACTTGAAGTTGAATATACACTCTTGGAAGGAGTTGTACAAGATTACAAGAAACAAATTTTAGTAACTGCAACCGTGAACTTCGATGAGGGCAATTATACCGATGAAGATGTAGAGCTAGTCTTTGCATAATTCATCTAATTTCTTTTTATTTTTTTTATTTTTTTATTTTTGGCCGATAGTTAAGTGGCATAACACCTGTTTTGCAAGCAGGAATCTTGGGTTCGATTCTCCATGAGTCCACTTTAAGACTCCTCTATTTCTAGTGGAAATTATATAATCCATAAGTTAATAAATGGATAATTCTTTAATATTAAAAGAAAGAGGGGCTTATGTGTTTAATTCGCACACGGAGGTCTGTAATTTCTGAAGTCTCTCTTTCTCTATTTTTTAGAAAGATTTATAAATTAGTTTTATTTATAATTATTACAGGCCTATGTCCGAAGTGCTAATATGCGAAGGATATGCGAATTAAAATGAGGATGAGCTGGTCCCTCCGGATGCTAAAGAATTAAAGGAATATCTTAATTAATGAAAAAGTCTGATTGTTTGGGTCTAACTGACTACGCAAGGGGCTAATAATTAAGCATTCGTTATTTGGTTGTTCGAACTGAAAATTCCCCTCTCAAGAGGAAAGAATAATGTTTGGCTCTTTATATTTTTTTTTGGAGAAAGAGAGCAACCATACGAACCTAACGGTTAGTTGGTAATGCGTTGCTTAGCTTGTTTTTAAGCTACTACCTTGTTTTGCCTTTAAGAAATAATTGAAAGGGGGGAGAAAAATGACTGGAATAATACAAAAAGAAATAATAAAAATAGGAAAAGAAAAAGGATTTATAGAAATAGTGGATCTTAAAAGATTTTATTCAAAAAATATACAGCTAGAGATGAATAAGTTAGTAATTAGAGGATTTTTTGAGGCTGGAATAGATGATGGAATTAAGATTACTTGGAAATATAAAGGTTTATAAATAATTAAAAAATGGTTTGGAAAAAAACTAAGAGATATACTTCTGAAGATGCAAAAGCTATTTCTAAAACAGCTGTAAAAAAAAAGTTTATACCAATGTTTTCTAAATCTCATACAAGAAAATCTGCTGATTTGAATTTAAGAGATTATAAAAAAACAACAGAAAAGAAATTAACTAAAGATCAAGAAGATTTATACAATCAAATGTTAGAAGAGGAACGTATAAAAAATGATCCTTTAAGAGTTAAGTCTAATAAGGTTAAATCAAGATAATGGAAAAGTATATAAAAGACTATAGACTATAGATAGTATGAAAAAAGTTAAGGTGATGAGGGAGATAGAGTATTGGGAAGAGATTTGTAAAAAATGTGGAAAGTCAATTAAAGGAACATCAAGATCTCAATGTGAATACAATTTTAAAAGACATAAGGAATCTTGTGATGGCAACAAGAAATGAAATTCTTGGAGGGATAGGTGAAAAACTTGTTGAGATACAGTTATTAAAAAGAAATATTAAGATATTTAGGGTAGATTTTAATAATCCTTATTTTGATTTAATTATAGATACTAAAAATGGATTAAAGAAAATTCAAGTAAAAACTTCAAATTTAAATAACAAAAAAAAATTCCAGTTTTTTCTTAAAAATTGTGTTAATGAATATGATTATTTAATTCTAGTTGGAGTAAAGGACAAGAGTTTTAATTGTAATGATTTTTGGATTATTCCGGAGGATGATTTATTTGAGATAAATATAAAAGAAGGAAATTACCAACCACAGACCGGAATTAATATTGGAGTAATTAATGCAAAGAAATATAATATTTTTAAAGAAAATTGGTCTGTTCTGTGTAACTAAAAAGTAAGTAATAAAAATAGAAAGGTTTATAAGCACTATAGTCTATAGTATATTAGGAGGATCAAAAAATGAACTTTATAACACGATGGTTAGTTAAGAGATATTTTGCTAAGAGAAGAAGAGCAAATGTTTTAAGACAATATTTAAATTTGAAGGGGGTAAAACCCTTCTTTTAATTTTTTTAAAATGGAAAAAATAGATTTAGAATATAAAAAGGCTTTTGATGCCTTGATTGATACAATGGATATAAAACAATTAAGATTATTTGAATCATTTATAAGAGCTAATTTTAATAAAACAATGGAGGATTTTAAATGAAACCTCTGAGTGAGAAAATAAAAGATAGAATTAAAAGACATAAATCTAATTTTGATAGATATGATACTGAAACAAGAGTTTATGTGGATGATGAGCAACAAGTTGAATATTCTACAAATCAAGCAATCCAAGAGATGCATCTTAATGATGAAATTAAAGAAATATCGGAAGATGTTGAAGGATCGGTGGATAAGTTGAAGAAACATTTTAATTGTGGAAGTTGGACTACAGAAGAAATACAATTTGAAATTGACAAAAGATTTGGAGAGTTTAAATGAAACTTAAAACACTGAAGGATATTGCAGTTTGTAGTCATAATTTTAAATGTGATTATGAACTAAAAGCTCTAGCAATCAAGTGGGTGAAGGAATTTCAAAGAGAAAGAACAAATGCAATTTCAGAAATGTTTGATAATGTAGATAAATATGGAATTTATCCTACAACAAAATTCTTTAATAGAATTGATAATTTTTGGATGAAAAGGCTAAACATTACAGAGGAGGATTTAAATGAAACCACTGAGTGAGAAATTAAGTAAGGAAGTAATTACTTGTAATAATTGTAAGAGTAAGTGGACAAGAAAGCAATTCTTTTTTTTAGATGAAGATGTCAAAGAAGCGGTGGAGAAGTTGAAGGAAGAATTAAATAAACCAAATGGGAAACTTATTGCAATAAAGCTTATTAACAAGATATTTGGAGAATTTATATGAAAAAAAATAAATGTACTCAAAGGAAATATGGAATTTGTAGAGATTGTTCAAGAAGTTTACCTTTAACAAATCATAGTTTAACAGGAAATCATAAGCCTCCTTTTCTTAAATTATGCAGAGATTGTCATGATAAAAGGGATGGAATAAAACCAAATAAACCTAAATTAAATAAAAAAGTGCAAAAAGGAACTCACTATGGTAAAAACAAAAAAAACTAAAATAGAAAAAATAACAGAATTTGAATTTGATGAAGCTATAATGTTTGCTTTAGGAGAAAATAGAACTAATATTGTTAAACTTCAAATGGAAAATGAAAGTTTAACGAATTCTTATTTGAGAAAAGAAAGAGCAAAGGAAGCTGGAATGGTTATGAATTATGAATCAAAAGGAGATTCAGTAAGTTATTTTTTCGAACTAAGGAAGTGTGGATTTAAATGATAAAAGATAAGATAAACTCTGTGCAAAGGATAAAGCCAATAATATTAGATACTGATGATCCAAAGAAGATTAAAGAATTTAAGAGAGCATGGATTAAATATAATCAACAGGAAAGACAAAAACGAATTGAAGGTTCTAGGCCGGATCGGATACAACCTGTTGTACCGGGGAGAGGTGGATTCTTACATAAAGTTTGGATCCTCCTAACCTCTCTAAATAAATCAAATGGGGGTAAAAAATGGAAACAACAATTGTCAAGATAGAAGGAAACAAAATTGAAGTGATTGAGGATAATGATGTCAAAGGTTATGAACTTGCAGAATGGGTTAAGCCAGATTTTGTTAAATTAGGATCTGCAGAGATTACAATTAAAGATGGAAAAGTAGCTTTTTGTTCAATGAAACAATTAGAGAAATCAGATAAACCAAAAGAAAAGACAGGAAAAGAAGAAAGCCATATAGTAAATATTAAAGGAAAAGATTTTATGACTTATGAAGGTCTTTTGGAGAAAGTTCATGAAAAAGGAAAATTCTCAATAGAGATTTTAGATTCTTGGCAAAGTGAAGATTTGAAAAGAGCATGGTGTAAGATTAGATTGATTGTCGGAGAGCATATTATTGATGGAATAGGAAGTTCAACACCAGAAAACACGGGACAAATGACACAAGACCATCCTATTGAAATGGCCAACACAAGAGCAAAAGGACGTGCTTTTAGAGATTATTTGAATATAGGTAAAGCTATGGCTGAGGAGTTAAAGAAATAATTGCTCCTAATGTTTGGGGTTACCCCAAGAGCAAAAAATAAACAATGGAAAAAAAAATGGAAAAAAAAGAAGAAGAAATAGAATTTTATAAGAGATGTCCCACCAAAGGATGTAGAACAATCTCTGGATTTAGTTTGATAGAATCAGAGATCAAATCAAAGATTTTTGGTGAAAACCTTAGGTTCTCTTGTCCAAACTGTCAGAAAGAAAATGAGTTAAAGAAGTGGGAAGATTCAACAAAATCTGCTTATGATGGCCAGACTGCGGTGAGAGGATATGACCTTTTTTACAAAAAACAAGATGGAAAATTCAAGAAAGGATAAAGTAGGTTATGAACTATGGCTAACAGAGCAGGAAGAAAAATTAATCTTAGAAAGTATGGATAATTTACCTGCCTTGGCCATAACAATTATAAGAAAAGCATTCAAAAGGGGTGACTTTAATAAAAGATGATGGATGTTGAATATTATAAGTTACTTGTAAAATCAGGATTTGATACAATGAGCTTTGGGATTTTATTAAATATTTTAGTGATTATTTTAAGATGAAAAGTTGTCCAAATTGTAAAAGAAAACTTTATCCAAAAGAAGGTGGAGGGTACTATTGTAAGAATTGTACTTTTGTTAATGATCCAAATTATTTGAGGAGGAAAAATGGCAACCCAAGCAACAGATAGAAGAAAACAGGAATCAAAATATCCTAAAGATGATTATGAAGATTATGAAAATGGAAAAAAAAGAGATAAAAAACAAAAGAAATTAGGAGATTATTAATGAAAATATTTAGAGATGCTTATAAATTAATCCAAGAAGGGAAAGTAATTGAAGATTTTACAAATAAGTCAGGAACATTTTACAATGTTAAAGATTATGCTTTTAAGATTTATAGAAAAGGATGTGCTTGGTTTTCACAGTGTGGATGCCATGTTGGAGTTTCAAATAAACCAGCAGGAATTTGCAAACATTTCGTTGCAGTAATTGTTTTAAAATTCTTAGAATCAAACCAATTAAATTTGAAGGAGGTTAAAAATGATAAAAAGAAAAGAATTTGAATCAGGAACTTTCAAAAAGAGGATCTTTAGAAGAAGAGAAAATCATCCGATCGCTAAGCTTTTGAGAAACCATACAAATTATGCTTTCAAGGCAAAAGAGATTGCTAGAAAAGTTAAGATGAATGAGAACACAGTTAGATCTATGTTAGCAAATCTTATAAGAGATGGATTGGTAGTACACAAAGTTCCTTATTTTGCATGGAAGAAATAAGGTTGCTTTTTTATTTTATTTTATTTTATTTTTTATTCCAGGAGAAACAAAAATGTTAGGACCAAAAAAATGCCCAGAGTGGCTTAAACGCGCATACAAAAGAGCAGTAGGATTCACCTGCGAAGATTGCAGAAAGGTTTTTATGGAAAAAGAATTAGAGATCCATAGAATAATCGCAGGATATAAAGGAGGAACATATAGGCCCGGCAATGTGAAGGTGCTTTGCAAAGATTGCCATAAAAACTATGCGGAACCGTGGTAAATGAATTTAAATACATTAAGTCAAGAAAACAGAGAACAGATAGCCAATCATGGAGAGAGAAGAAAACTAGAAGAGGAGCAGAGAATTAAATTACAGGAGGTTAAAGATGAACACAAAAAAAGATCCAATAAAAGTTTTAAGAGGGAAGAAGTCAAGGCAAGCAGGAGCTAGATTTGAATTAAAGGTTAGAGAAGATCTAGAAAAGCAAGGCTGGATTGTTGCAAAGTGGACCAACAATGTTGAGTTCCATAATGATGAAGGGCCACATGATCTTCCATTCACAGTAGGCAAATTAGTGAAAGTTAAGAATAAGTTCTTAGGTCCAGGGAGGCCAATGATGTTGGGGGCAGGATTTCCAGACTTTTTATGTTTTAGGTGGGGAATTGATGGAAGCAAAGGATACGCTGATGTGATTGGGGTTGAATCAAAGATGACTGGAGTTTTAGACAAGGCAGAAAAACAAAAATGTAATTGGATGCTTGATAATAATATTTTTAAGTACATTTTTATTGCGCAGAAGGGAGAAAAGCGTGGAGAGATAATTTATAAATTATTTCGATGATTGATCCGGGATGGTCTAACGGCAAGGACGGGGCCCTCATGAGGCTCAGGTGGTAGTTCGATTCTGCCTCCCGGAATCAAAACATTTAAATACTATTATATAGGTATAATTATATGGATAAAATTATACGAAAACCTGATCCTTCTAAAAGAAAGAATATCCACGTTGTAACTTTAAAGAAAGTTGAGAATTTTATGAAAGAACAATTAGAACCGATTTTTAAATCTGAAATTGTTAAGCAAATTGCAGTAGATTATAACTCTTTGAATGTTGCTTTAGAAATGCTTCCAATAAAAATTGATGATGATGGAAGAATATATTTAAAGAAAATGGGAGGACAAAATGCCTAGAGGAATTTATAAAAGAACAGCATTATGTAGGAAAAAATTAAGTGAAGCTAGAAAAGGTAAAAGTCCTTGGAATAAAGGATTAAGTGGAGAAGAGTATTCCAAACATTATGAAGAGGGACATCCAAAAGGGATGAAAGGTAAAAAAAATAAGTGGGGGAATCATTCACAAAAATCAAAAATAAAAATAAGTGCTTATCAACAAGGGATTAAGATAGATGAATGGAATGGTTTTAAAATAAGTACAAATAGATGGTTAAAAACCACAGCAAAATATCAAATATGGAGAAATGCAGTTTATTTAAGAGATAATTTTACTTGTAAAAATCCAAATTGTGAATTTTGTAATAATGAAATTGGAGTGTTTTTACATGCTCATCATATCAAACCATTAAGTTTATTTCCTGAATTAGTTTTTAAGATAAGTAATGGAATAACATATTGTAAGTATTTTCATCTTAAATCAGGGTTGCATAAAAATATGCGACAGGAGATTAAAAATTTTTAGATTTTTTGGAAATAAAAGATACTTCAAACTTTTTTTTAGTATTGACAAAAAGAATCTTCGAGAGTTAAGCAAGGATCATGGGACAGTGAGCCATTTGTCTACGGTTACGGATCAGCTAGTTAAAGAGGGCCTAATCACAAAAGTAACAAAAGGCAGAGGGGTAGAGCTTTCTTTGACAGAAGAAGGAAAAGCGTTCACTGAAATTTTAAGGAATTTTTATGATTTTGCGGAAAAGCAAATGCACAAGATAAAAAATGGAGATAAAAATGAAGGGAAAGATTAAGTGGTTCCATCAGATTAAAGGATATGGATTTATCACCACAGAAGAAGGGGAAGATGTATTTTTTCATATTTCAGATTTCCCAGAGTTAAAAATCAAACTTAATGAGGATGTGGAGTTTGACACAAAGCCCTACAAGGAAGGGCAAAAAGCAATTAAAATCCGGAGGTTAAAAAATGGAAAATAAAGAAAAGAAAGAAAATATCGAAAGCACAACAACTTTTAATGAGAGAAGAAAAGTATTGATTCATCGATCAAAAGAAGAAAAGAAAAACGAGTTAGGGGATTTGATTATCTCAACAGAAGCAGTAATTCATGAAGAAGGAATCAGGACAACATTAAAAGATCTTGATAAAAAGAGAAAGATGTTGAAGGAGCATATGCAGAAATTAGAGGAAGTTTTGGGCGAGAAGCCAGAGATGACTCCTGAATTAGAAGAGCTTAAATCAAAGCTAATTACACTTCAATTAATTGATCATCAAGAGAAAGCAACAGAAGAATCAACAAAGAAAGAAAAAGAACAGCTTGAAAATAGTAAAAAGGATCTTAAAATGGTTGAAAAAGATTTGAGAGATATTAAACAAGCAATTGGATCAAGGATGAAGCTTTAATGGAGATCAAGGTTGATGAAAAAGGAAATAATTTATTTAATCTTTATTTAGATGGAGAGTATATCCGGACTTGCATTGACAAGGAAGGAGTGATTCAGGAAGTAACCAGGAGAATCAAAGAACTATGAAACCATTAGAAAAAATTGCGGAGGAGCAAGCTATTTGAAGACTTCTCCTTATTAAAAGAACCAAAAAACAAGACAAAGAGTGTTTTGATTTGATGATGGCCTATCAGGCAAAATATAATCATCAATTTCCAATCAGTGCCTTAGATAAATATCGAGAACAACAAAATGAGTGAACCAAGAAATATCGCAAATGCAGCAATGATTATTGCAGGAATTTATCTTTTGATAGAAGCAATCAATGGATGGCTTATTGCAGTAGGGATAGTTTTAATCATTTTTGGTCTTGGAACATGGGGATATTTTCATGTCACAGAGGATCACAAAAGATTATTAAAAATGCAGATAGAGGAAGCAGGCGCAAGAACAAGAAACTTTAATGCGCACACAGCCTTCATGACAACCCAATCTGCACACGCAATCAAGGGGTTAAAACACTAATGAGAAAATTAATCCCGGAAGGCAAAAGTGTACAGTGTGTCTTTACAGATCCCCCATATGGAGTAAGCTATTCAGGAACAAACAATCCAAACGGAAGAGATTGGAAAGTAATTGAAGGAGACGATCTAAGAGGAGATAAATTATATGATTTGATTGCGGAGAGCTTTCAACAAGTGATAGGCTAAGGTTAAGGGTATCTATGGGAACGCAACCGGCATAGATACATTTATATAGTTACATTGTTTCAAAGATACATGGAAACAAAAGACACTACGGTTAGAATTAACTTGGCAACGCTGAACAAGGTTAAAAGGTTAATTAAACCAAGACAATTTGAGACACTAAAAGCATATATTGAGCGTGTCATGCAAGAGGCAATAAGATGACAGAAGATTACAATACAACTTATGAGAGAGAAGAAATGCTAAATATTAAACCACTAAGTGAGAAAGCAGAAACAAAATTGAATCCTAATTATAAGTTTTATTATCATAAAGACATAGCCCAAGCCATCAAGGATTTGAAAAGAGATTCAGGAGATTTCTTAATAACTGCAAGATGGGTAGAACTGTGTGAATTAATAGAGAAACACTTCGGAGAATTTAAAGATGAATAAACCACTGATTGAGAAAAGAGTGCAGATTGACGAATATCATATAAACGATTATCATTATAACGAAGTTGATGTTGCCCAAGCCATCAAGGATTTTATGATGGATTGTTCAGAAAAGTTAGAAAGTAATGAATTAGAGATTGTTGAAAGAAACAAAAATAAACACTTCGGAGAATTCAAAGGAGTGAATTAAAAACATTAAAGGATATGCAAGATGGTTATTTATCAGAAGATGGAGAACTCCTTGCTAATTCAACAGGAAAAAAGGCAGAAAAGAGCAAGGATTAATGAATCTTTAAAGGTAAAAGTTGACAAAGTTGACAAAAATGGCAAAAATTAATCAAAAAACATTCAAAGCAGCCCTAGTAAACTCAGGGGGAAACCAGGCAAGGATAGCCGAAAAGCTCGAAGTTACAAGGCAAGCAGTGGGAAATTTTCTAAAGAAGAACCCAAAAATGAGGGAATTACTAGATGAGGAAGCAGAGCTCGTGATAGATATTGCGGAGGATAATATTGACATAGACATCGTAGTGCACAAGGATGTGGATTCGAGCAAATGGAAATTACTTAATTCTAAGAGAGGCAAGGCAAGAGGATATGGCCAAAAGCAGGAATTAGACATCAATGATGAAAGAAAAAGAATTATTATAGAAAAAGCTGATAATGATAACAATAAGGTGGAAACCAAGTCTGAGACAGGAACAAGCCCTAGCACTCCTGCAGGATAAGATCCACACAGAAATCTTTTATGGAGGAGGAGCTGGTGGAGGCAAATCATATCTTGGATGTTTTTGGTTATTAACAAATTGCATTAAGTATCCTGGAAGCAGATGGTTGATGGGAAGAGCAATTTTAAAGAGTTTGAAGGAATCAACTTTATTGACATTTTTTCAAGTGTGCAGAGAGTTTGATTTAAAGCCAGGAATTGATTACAAATACAACTCGATGGAAGGAGTGATTAAATTTTGGAATGGATCCACAATTTATTTAAAAGATTTATTTGCATATCCAAGTGATCCTGAATTTGATAGCTTAGGATCAACAGAATACACCGGAGCATTTATTGATGAGGCAAGCCAGATCAGCCAAAAAGCAAAGAACATAGTGATGTCAAGAATTAGATTTAAATTAGATGAGTTTAATTTAATCCCTAAGTTATTGATCGCAAGCAACCCAGCAAAGAACTTTTTATATTTCGAGTTTTACAAGCCAGACAAAGATGGAACAATAGAATATTATCGGGCATTTATTCCTGCCATGGTTGGGGATAATCCTTTTATTTCTAAATTTTATGTAGAGAATTTAAAGAAACTGGACAGAGTCTCAAAAGAAAGGCTGCTTTATGGGAACTTTGAATATGATGATGATCCAACAAGATTATTTGATTATGATAAAATCCTGGACCTTTTCACAAGCAACGCAGAGAGAGGCAAGAAATACTGCATAGTTGATGCGGCCGGATTCGGGAGAGATAAAACAGTGATAGGGATTTGGGATGGTTTATTTTGTGAGAAGATTATAGTGCAGAATAATATCTCTAGCAAGGAGTTCGATGAATTACTCCTGGAAGAGAAGATCCCCCGGAGCCAGAGCAATGTTGATGAGGTTGGAGTGGGTTTTGGATTAGTCAAAGACACACCAGGAGTAAAAGGATTCGTAGCAAATGCCAGGCCAATAGTAAAAAAGAAAGAAACTGAAACAGAAAAGGCCCTGCACAATTACAAGAACCTTAAAGCGCAGTGCTGGTTTTTACTGGCTCAGTATGTTAATGGGGGGATGATAGGGATCACCCGAGACATAACAATAGAAACAAAGAATCTTTTAATTGAAGATCTAGAACAGATCAAACAAAAGGATCCAGGAAAAGATGCACCCTTGCAAATTTTAAGCAAAGAAGAAATAAAAGAAAACCTGGGGAGATCAACAGATGTAGGGGACATGTTAATGCAAAGAATGTATTTTGAATTAAAGCAACCGATGGTTTTTTCTTTTATTGATGCAAAGCCAGTGTTTAAAAAATCAAAAGAAGTAGAGGAAAAAGAGGAAATAGAACGCAAGAAACTAATCAAAGAGTCCATAGAGAAGGGTGATATTGCCCTTAGTCCAGGAGAGAGAAGAAAACAAGCAAGCAACAATATTTAAATAATCAAAGAAATTAATAATAATATCCAATCACTTTCATACTCATGGGAATTTTAGATATATTTAAAAAACAAGAGAAGGCAGTGCCTCCTGTTGCAGCAATTACTGAATCCACAAGAGAAGGTTTGCATAAAGCTTACATTCCTAAATTTCTTTACAAGCCCCCGTTTGGTTATCCAAGATATGTTGATCTAGTTACGATTAGAAGATTAGCGGCAATGCCTTATGTGGAAATGTGCATCTCAACAGTTGTGGATAATGTTTGTGCAGTGCCCTGGGACATTGTGCCTAAAGAAGGGAAAGAAGATTCTCCAACATTTGAAAAGCATAAAGAAGAAGTTTTAAATTTTTATCATAATCCAAATACAAATAAAGAAAGTTTTGAAGAGCTTAGAAGAAAATATGTGAGAGATATTTTAGAAGTCGATGCTGGAGTTTTATGCAAGGTCTTTAATCAAGCAGGGTTGATGGTTGAGATGGTTGCAAGAGATGGCGCGACATTTACAAAGAACCCAGACATCTATGGGATGTTTACCGATCGTGAAGATTTAATTCTTGATGCTGCAATCTTGCCACCAAACAAAGAAGCAAGTGCAATGTCAATAGAGCCTGGTTTTATTTCTGCGGCAGATGCAAGAGAGAAGGCTGCTTATTTTCAATATGGATGGATCAGTGGGGCCCGGCCGGTTCCATTTGGAAGAAAAGAAATTGTTTGGTTTGAGAGAAACCCTCGAACAGATGACATCTATGGGAGATCTCCAATCCAGAATCTAGCCGAAACAATTCAAACTTTAATTTATGCAATAGAGCATAACCTAGAATATTTTAATGACAATGAAATTCCCAAAGGAGTTTTAGGATTAGATGGATCCGATGCCACAGAGGTGGAGGCATTTAAAGATCAATGGGTAGAGCAACAAAGAACAAAAGACTCAGCAGGGAACTGGAAAAAGAGACAACACTCAATCCCGGTTGTTGGGAAGATCCCCCAATTTGTAAGATTCCAATTAACAAATGCAGAGCTTGAATTATTAGAAGGCCAGAAATGGTGGGCTAAATTAGTATGGGCCTGTTTCGGAGTAACTGCAACCGAGCTAGGATATACCGAGGATGCAAAGGGTTTGGCAAATCAGATCGTGCAATCAAATGTTTTTAAGAAGAGATCCATAAATCCAATTTTAAGATTAGAGGAATACAGGCATAATCAAGAGATCATAAGTGAGTTTGAATTTGATGATGTTCAATTTAAGTTTTTAATGTTTGATGTCGACGAGGAAACAAAGAAAGCTGCACTTTATCAATCACAATTATCTGGCGGTTGGAAATCAATCAATGAGGTGAGATTAGAAGAAGGCCTTGAGGAAGTTGAATGGGGAGAGAAACAAACTCCGGAAGAAGAACATCAGCAAGAGATGGATAAGCTGGCCACGTCAGGATTATTTAATTCAGGAGCTCCTGGGAAAGAAGAGGGTGATGAAAAAAAGAAAACAAAAGTAGATAAGGATCGAATGACGGGGGATAAGAAAGAGAAAAAAGCATGGGAAGATAATCCTTTAATTTTAGGGCCTAAGGAAGAACTAGATGATGTGAGATTAAAAAAGAGCATTGTTTATACCTTACAACAAAATGAAAAGAAAATCAAATCACTTATAGAAAGAGAGATGGGAACAAATACTCTAAAAGAGATCAAATCAATTGATGATCTAGCCAAATCAATCAAAGGTATCTTAACTTTTGAGGGACTAAAAATTATTAGTGATGCAATTATTAATAACACTTTTACAAAAGGATGGGATAGCGCTGAAAAGCAAGTGAATAAAAACTTGATGATGAACAAAGGCGCAGTTTCTTTTATCCAGGATTATACTTTTAATAATATTAAATCCATGACAGATGAGATCATGACAGATCTAAGGCAGGAATTAGAAAGAGGAATTATGTCCGGAGAGGGAATCGCAAAGATAAAAGCAAGAGTGAGCAAAGTCTTTGATGTTGGAGAGAATAGAGCAGAGATGATCGCAAGGACCGAAACTAATCGGGCAGAGAACCAGGGGAAATTACAAGGTTTTAAATCAAGTGGAGAGAAATTCAAGAAGCAATGGCATACCCATTTTGACGATAGAACATCCCCCGTATGCAAGAGATTACATAATCAAATAGTTGGAATGAATGAAAATTTTAAGGATAAACAAGGAGATTTTGAAGGGCCATGTCCTCCAAGCCATGTTAATTGCAGGTCCTCAGTTCTTTATTTAACTGAGTAACATTTCTTTGATTGAGCAACAATTTTTAAATACTCTTATGAATTATAAAAATCATGGAACAACCTAGTTTTATCTTTAGCACGGACAAGTTAGAATTGAAAAGTGAAGGTGAAAACTTTTTTGTGGAAGGCTATATCTCTACTTCTGATCTTGATTTGGTGAATGACATAGTTACAAAGGCTTGTTTATTGGATATGGCCGAGCAAATGAAAACAAGGGTTATTAAGTTTGATGTTGAGCATGAGAGTTTTAGAGGAAAGAGCAAATTAGATGTGGAGATTAATAAAACACTTATTCCAGTTGCGAAAGTTGATGATTTTTTAGTGGATAAAACAGGATTGAAAGTTAGATCGATGTTGAATAGACATTCTCCAAGATTTGAAGAGGTGAAGGGATCAATTGAGGATGGTTTCTTAGATGCATTTTCTATTGCTTACGTTCCGGTTAAAACAGCAATCCAGGAAAAGAATGGAGAGCAAATTAGGATGTTAGATAAAATTAATTTATTGAATGTTGCCTACACAGGAAACCCAATTAATACAACTTCGAAGATGACCAATGTGTTTGCAAAAAGTTTAGAGTTCCTGAAAGAACAGGAAGATCATAATCATTTGAGTAATGATACAATTAAATTACAGGAGGTTAAAAATATGTCAGAGGAAAATAAAGAGACTACGGAAAAACCAGCAGAGGAAACTGAAAAAACTGAGCCAGAAGCAACCGAAGAAACTAAGGACGAGGAAACAAAGCCTGAAGAATCTAAGGAAGAAGAACCAAAAGAGGAAGAAAATGCAGAAGTTAAAGCACTTACTGAAAAAGTAAATGTTTTAGAAAAATCACTTGCAGAAGTGAAAGCTGTATTGAAGAAACCAATGCATAAAAGCAAAGTTGAACAAGTGGACAAAGCAGATAATTTCGTGGAAGAGAAAGCAAAAAATCCTCTAGACTTAATAGCTTAATATGGAAGAAGGAGTAGGAACACAATTATTGACAGGAGTCGATGTTAAGAGTGCTTATGCCCATTCGTTTGGAGCTTTGAAAGACAAGACAAAGTATGTAGATCCAGTTACAGGAGCAGATTTGAGGGAACAACTTAATGAAACTTTGAAAACAGGAATTGCAAGAATGAAAGCTTTGGCGGTCACATCAGGTGGAGGAGGAACAGCAGGTTATGCAATGGTTCCAGTTTATGTTGATCCCAGAATAGTGGATCAAACTAGAAAGGAAACACCACTTGTTGAGTTAATTCCAAGAGTTGCTAATCAAGGAATGTATGCTGATTACAATGTTATCACCGCAAAAGGTGGTGGATTTACAGCAGCAGAAGATGCAGCATTGGCTGAAACTACAACTACTTATGATAGAGCAAGCACAGCGATTAAGTTCTTATATGCTGTCGGAAGAGTAACTGGCCCTGCACAATCTGCAATGCCAAGCTATATGATGGAAGGATTCCAGCCACAAGGTGGGGGATTAGGAAATAGCACATTCAGTAATGTTGGATCACCAAATGCTAAACAGCAAGAAGTACTAATCAAGGCTAGAGAGTTAAGAGAGCTAGAAGAAGATCTTATTGTTAATGGAGATGCAGATACAACTGCAACAGAGTTTTCTGGAATTGTAAAATTACAGAACACAACAAATGTTGTTGATCTTGATGGAGCTGCATTAACATACGATGACATTGAAACTGCGGTATTATACGCTGTACAGGACGGAGGCAGACCTAAATTAGGAGTTGCAAGTCCAAGTGTTGTTAAGGATATTCGAAAGATTATTGTTGACACATACAGATATAATCCAGGAGATATGGCATCAGGAAGTTTACCATTTGGAATCGCGCCAAGTATAGTTTTAGAAACTATGGCAGGAAGAATACCAGTTATCTTCAGCCGATTTTTATCGGATACATCTGGAGCAAAGCAAATATTCTTTTTAGATACCGATTGGATAGAAATGAGAGTTCTTTTAGATATGACTTATGAAGAGTTTGGTAAAACAAATGATTCAAACAAGTTCATGTTGAAAATCTACGAGTGTTTGATTATGAGAAATACAGCGTTCAATAGTTTCATAGATGATATACTATAAATCCTTTTTTACTTGTTTTTTAGATTAAAATATTTTTTTTAATTTAAACGAGAAAAAACAAGAGGAGAACAAAACTCTAAAAAATTGAAATTAAATTAGGGAGGTTAAAAAAATATGACAGCAACAATAATAACACACACAACCTTAGGTGGACCTATAGGAGCAGGTAGTGCTAATCATGGAGCAGGATTGGTTTGGGGATTGTATGAAATGACTTCAACCGAAAATGATGATTGGATTATTTTGGCAGAGTTTGAAGAAATTTTGTTTGTATCTTGTAAGAGTGAAGCTACAGGAGCATTGGCAGATGAAGCGGTAACAATCGATGAAACAACAACAAATAAACTTGTTTTCACAGCAGGATCAACAGATACTATTCGGGTATTGGTCTTTGGAACTCCGGCAGTTGAATCTGATTAATCTGTCTTTTAACATAAAATGGGAAGAGATGGAATAATAAGCGGGACTTACACTGGAGATAGAAATTTCACTGGAAGATGTAACTTTGCTCAAGGAGGATCAGGAATGGGTGTTCAAGTTGTAAAAGATTCTCAGATTTGG